CCGGCTATTCCTGCGCCCGGCGGTCCGCCGCGGCCGCCCGGTGGCGGTACGCCACAGCCTGCTCCGCCCGGTGGCGGTGGGCCACGGCCTGCGCCTACGCCTCCGCCTAGTGGTGGACCACGGCCTGCTCCGCCCGGCGGTGCGCCCGGCGTCGACGAACAGGGTTGGCCGATTCCGTACATTGGCGGCACGTCTGGCGGGCCACAGCCGGGCGAAGCAAACATCAATCCAAGGACTGGACAACCCTACGCTACGGTTCGCTACAACAATCCCGGCGGGATGTATCCCGGCCCAGCTGCGCAACGCTTTGGGTCAACGGGCACCCAGATCATCGGCGGCGGTCACAAGATCGCGGTGTTCCCATCGCCCGTCCACGGCGCTGCCGCCAACATGTGGAATCTTGCCAAGAATTACGTTGGCATGACCATCGGAGCGGCTGGATCAAAATGGACTGGCGGTAGTCGCTTTGGTGTACCCGGTTGGGACTCGAAAACAGTCATTACGGNNNAAATGCTGCAAGACCCGAAATTCATGATCCCCTTCATGAAGGCAGTCGCATCGGGTGAAGCATCGGGCCGTTATCCGATGGACGATGCTCAGTGGGAACAAGCGTTCCGCTGGTATTCGGGCGGCAGCGTGCCAGAGGGCGAGCAAGCGCTACCACGCGGAGGTGGGACTCCGCCGACACCGATCAACGTCTGGCCCGGCACTACCGTCGACACCATGAGACTGAGCACTGCTGGCGGCGCCGAACGTCTGGTGGACCTCGGAATCAAAGACATCACTACTCAAGCAAGACAAACTCGGGCGAGGACCGAAGCCCCGAAAGCGATCATCGTGCACCATACTGGTGGTGCGACATTGAAGGGCGCAGTCAAGGCACTGAATGACCAAGGCTACGCCTATCAGTATATCGTCGACACGGATGGCACGATCTACCAGTTCGTTCCGACTGAGCGCTATGGTGCACATGCGCTCCCTGGAAAGGGGCTAAGCAACGCCACGACGATCGGCATCTCGGCGGTTGGCACCAGCGAGAAGACGCTCAATCCAGTGCAGATTGATGCGATGCGTCGGCTCGCAGCTGCGCTCGGCCGCGAAAATAACATCCCGCCGAGCATGGTCTTTGGTCATGGCGAAGTTAATCCCGGCCATCGCGACATTTCGGAGGGTGCCACCACCTATTCATGGGCTCGTTCGCTCGGTGCAGAATGGCCGGGTGCTGGCCCCCGCAGACTTCCTAAGCATGCTGTGCCCTTCGTCAGAGGCAAGTTGGAAGCCACGGGGGATTGGAAGGACAAGGAGAATCTCGAAGTCATGCGGCGTGCGCTCGACAAGCCAATGGGTAAAGAGATTTGGGACAAGGTCGATAGGGGTGAGCTTGAAGTTAAGGCGACGAATGTGCCGAAAGGCGTGATGATCAAGGCCGAAGGCAGCGGCGCAATCGGTGGCAATACGAAGGTGGTGAAAGAAACCGAGCTGGCGGGTACGGACAAAGCGGAAGCGGAAGCGAGCGGCGTGGAGTAAACGATGGGCGCGATCTCTGATCTTGCAGTCTATACCTTTCGGAAAACCGGACGCGTGCAGCGGGTTCCGTGGCGCGAGGAATTGCTGCCGGCATCATTCCGCGGTGCGATGTTTCATTGCGAAAGCGGCTCGCGCGAAAACGGTCGTCGGATCGTCGTCCACCAATTTCCGAAACGTGACGAACCGTACAGCGAGGACATGGGTCGACGCGCAATTGAATTCACCGTGCGCGGCTATTGCATCACCTATCCATTCGAAACCGAGTTTCCGCTCTATAGCATCGACTATCGCAAAGCGCGCGACGCGCTGATGAAGGAACTGGAGACCGAGGGCAACGGCGTGTTGCAGCTGCCAACGTTGCCGCCGATGACTGTGGTCTGCCAGCGTTACCGATTGACCGAGGAAGAGAAGCTCGGTGGCTACTGCACATTCGACATGACCTTCGTCGAGCAAGGCCGTCAGCCATTCTGGCCGGAAGAGCTGATGACCGTGCAGGACATGCTCAAGCAATCGGTGGCGCTGCGCGATCGCGTCAAGCAGGTGATGTCTGGGCTCCGGGAATCCAAAACGGGCCGGACCATGGTTAGTGGATGAACAAGCCTGACACCAAGGAGGCAACGCCGCTCTTGCAACGTGCGATCGAGGCGTTGCTCGAATGGTCACCGACCCGTGGAAAGGCCGGCGCCAACCTGCGGACTCAGATTGGTTACCTCCATGCGTTTGCCGAGCGATTGGTCCAGCGAGACGCTGCCGGCGAGCCGCTCGACCAATGTTACCAGCTCGCGGTGCTGGCCGGCATAACACAGACCCAGCTGTCCTGGGTGCGCCAAAGGGTGACGCTGGAAAGCCCGACCACGATCGGCGCCACCATGATGAAGCACTCGATCATTTATCTGAACCTCGCCACCGAGGCGCAAGTGATTGCGGCCATGACCTTCACGAGCCGCGAGGACGTCGAGCTGCTCAAGCAACAGCTGGGCGAGGCTTTCCGCGAGGTCGAAGAGATTGCAGCTGACGAGATGGACCAGATGACCTTTCGCGCGCTGGTCAACTTGCATGGTGCTGTCGTGTTTCATCTGATTGAGACTGGTCGACCGTTGCCGCGCATGCTGCGGTGGCAATTCGCGGCGGTGATGTCGTCGCTAATGGTCGCACAGCGGCTTTATTACGATGCCAGTCGCGCTGATGAGTTGCGCAAAGAGAACAAGGTCGTGCACCCCGCCTTTATGCTCCCGCACGGGAGAGCGTTGAGTGCCTAAGTGGCAAGAAGTCGCCGTCCTCGTGGTCGGCGGCTTGCAGTTCAAGGACTGGGAAACAGTCTGGGTTCAGCATCGCTACGCCGAGGCGTTCGCGTTATTTCGCTTCACCTGCGCTGAGCGCGAGCCGTTGCCGAGCCGTTGGCAGGCGTTGCGATTCAAACCGGGTGACCGCTGCATCATTCAGCTCGGCGGCCAGCTCGCGATGAACGGCATCATTCTGACGCGGCAGGTTGCCTACGATGCCGAGCATCATGCGGTGCAGCTCGACGGCAAAGGTGGCACATGGTGGGCGGCAAAATCGTCGGTCGATCACCAGACGCACAGCTTCGACGGCAAGAACTTTGTGCAAGTCGCGAAAGAGGTGTGGGCACCCTTCACGGTCGGCGTCAAGGTTGAAGGCAACCCCGATCCGACGCCGTTCAAGCGGCTGCAGTCCAAAAGTGGAGAAACGACCTGGGACTTCCTGGAGCGGATCGCGCGGCCGCGGGGCATCATCCTGGGCAGCGACCATCTCGGCAACTTCTTGATCGTTGGTCCGCGTGAGGCGCCGGTCAGCTCTGATCTGATCGAAGGCCACAACATCCTCAAGTGCCAATGCATCATCACGATCGATCCGCTGTTTCAAAAATATTCGGTGACTGCGCAGACTGGCGCAGACGACAGCAATCGCGGCACGGCCAACAGTGAGCAGTTTGCCACCGCGTTTGGCACGGCGCCGATGTATTCCCACCGCATCGTCCCCGCCGAGCAGCCGGTGTGGGGCATTGGTGAAGTCAAGGCGCGCGCCGAGAACGAGAAACTTTGGCACGAGGGTGCGGTCGTCGAAGCTCATATCACCATCCCCGGGTGGCTAAAGCCCAACGGCGCGCTCTGGCGCATCGGCGAGCTAGTGCAGGTGGTGTCGCCGATGGCGCTGCTCAACAACGCGCTTGCGATCGAGGTCGCGACGTTCACGCAGGACCGCAACAGCGGCACCTTGACCACGCTTAAGCTCGTGCGCCCCGAGCTGCTGCGCGCTGGTCAGAAGTATGCGCTCAATCCGCCGCCGAACTTCCAGGATTTGCCGGTCCCAGATACGCGCGAAGCGGAAGCGCCACCAAACGGTCCGGTCCCCGATCCGCCTGCGGTGACGCCGCAGTCGCAGAGCATGCAGGACTATCTGCCGCCCGGCACCTCGATCACACCCGACGGTGAGATCGTGGAAAACGCAGCAGTATCGGAACGGGCTGGTTCCGGCGGCATCACTTTCCCATGAGGAACTAACAATGCATCACGCGACGGGACTGCACACATCTCACCGTGCTCATTCGGGCTCCGCTCGGAGTGTCGCACATGAATTCCAGGATAATCAGGGTGTTCAGACTTCCAAGGCCAACATGCAGCGCAACCACACGCGCGAGAACATCGAGAGGTTGCAAAGTTATGGCACGAGTTCTCTCCCTGCTGATGGCGACAAGGACGAGAAGGGCAACCTCACCATGGGACCCGAAAGCTTCATGGGTCACGTGAGCGGCGCCAACGACATGCCGATCGCGCTGTGCGTCGACGATGCCCGCCATCGGCTCGTCAACATCGGTTCCGTCGAAGGCGGTGACGGCGGCGGTGGTGGTGGCGGCGGCGCGCCCGGCGGCGGCGGCTGCGAGGGATCGGCGAAGAATTTTTCCTTAAAACCGGCGTTCTCCGTCATCTTGTTCAGCACGTCGTACACATTCTTGGCATAGACCAGCGGGCCGTTGACACCCTGCTGCACCTGCACAATCCCTTGCTGCGTCTGCAGGATCGTCGCCAAATACTGCAGGATCTGGTCGCGATTGCCAGTGCCGAGCCCGACGCTGACACTGACCTGCATCTCATCCTGCCAGTCACGCGGATCGATTTTGAGAAACCCGCCGGTCAATCTGACTATCCGCTCTTGCTGCTGGTGGCGCCTGACAGTGCCAAGCACGCCGCGCATCAAATTCTCGACGCCGACACTAAAGATCCTGGCGAACAGCTCGACACGCTGCGCCGCAGCCTGCTGCAGCAGATTGACGCCGGTCGCGGTCTTATTCAGATCATCCGGGTTCAAGCCCTGGTTGTGCCGGGCGACGCCGGTGCGCACCTCCTGCGCCTGATCGATGTACTCCAGCAGCGGAAATGATTTGTCGGCGGTGTACGGAACCGCCATCGGCGCTATGCCGCCCACCCGCTTGGTGCGGATCGCGCCGCCCGGCCGGTGCGTCATCAGATCGTCAAAGGTATTCTCATTCACCACATCGTCGCCAACCTCGATGCGCGGCCAGTTCGTCAGATAGGCATTGTCCAACATCTGCCTGAACAGGGTCGATTTGATAAGCTGCAGATCCATTACCAAATCCGCCAGGCTCATGCCTACCAGCTTGTGCGGGCTCGGCACCGGACAAAGACTGATAAACGGGATCTCGTCCACGCATTCGATGTCCGGATCGCCGTCCTTAGTCAGGATAATCGTGCCGTTGCCCGCGGTGACCACCTTATAGAGCTCGGTCGTGTCTTCATCCTCCAGATCAAGCCGCACATAGTTTTCCTCGACCCAGA